ATTAACGGTGATTTATTGGACGTTATGGGGTGCGCTAAAGACCCTCGAAGCTCTTATTCTGATATTCGCCCGGAATACCTAGTTACAAACTATTTAGATGCAGTTATTGAGGACGTTATAGAAATGTTGTCTAAATACAAAGTTGAATATTTCATAGGCCATGGTAACCACGAAACAAATATTTTCCAAAGGATGCACACCGATGTAACCAAAAGAGTAGTTGAAGGATTAAAAGGTAAGGGCTTAGCGGCTACTATGGGGGGTTATAGTGGTTGGATGATATACACGTTAAGGAGAAATATAAACGGCGGTAGAATACCCTTAAAACAGTTCTATCATCATGGGTACGGTGGGAACGCTCCAAGGTCAAAAGGGATATTAAAAGTTGACATCAACATGAAAAATCACCCTGACGCGAATATCATAACAACCGGACACGACCACAATAATTGGTATTTGCCTGTAACAGTCCAAAGACTAAACAAACAATTCAAAGTCCATAATTCAGTTGTTCATAACATAGATACGGGAAGCTATAAGAAACTTGGTGACGGTTTTGCGGGTTGGGCTACTGAAAAAGGTTTTGCTAATCCTACTTTGGGCGGCTGGTGGACTGAACTTTGTATAAATAGGGAAAAAATAAAAGGGAAGGAAACAAACACGGCAATTGTCAAAGTATCAAAAGCCTAACAAAAAAAATTGATCCGATTTATTAATTTTTAACATATACGGAAAAATGACACCAATTGAAATATTAAAAGCAAGAAAAAAAACACTCGAAAGCTATGACCCAAACAAAATTCATTCTGAAATCCAAGGCCAAATCATTGCCATCGCCGCCGCCATCGAAAGACTCAATTCAAAAGATGAAAACTTACCTCGAATCATTGGTACAGTTTCTATCGACTTCACGCGCTGAATACGTTACAAAAGACTACATCGAGCGCGAAGGGTTTAAAATGGGACACGGGGCGAGTCAATTTATTGTATCTTATGAAATGAACCAAAATAGAAAAACAAGGCTACTAAATGAAATATTTTTAGTAGAAATTTGGCTATCTTTGCATACATGAAAACAACCGGAGCCGTTTACTTTTTAGCCGTTACATTTGCAACATTTAGAGAAGTTTTCGCTAAATATATTTTTGATTCATGGGACTTTGCTGTTTTTCTTATGGTCATGGTAATAATTGACACCTTCACCGGAATATGGGCGGCAATGAAACAAAACGCGCTCCACTCTTCACCATTCGGCAAAGTATTTGTAAAGACTATTTTATACGCGGCTTTTTTAGTCGTTTTGCATGGCTTCGAAAATTACGGAGCTGGCAAAATATCAATGAAGGTTTTTTCTTGGATCAATTCCGTAGGTTATGCCGCTCTAATTGGGCGCGAAGGTTTAAGCGTGGTTGAAAACATAACCAAAATTAAGCCGGATTTATTACCTAAATTCATAATAAAAAAACTCCGAGACTATGAAGAAAGCGGCCCTAATTCTTCTAATATTAGTTAGTTTTTTGACGGCTTGCAAAACCGTAAAAACAACAACAACGACGGAGAAAACAACGTCTACAATTGACACCACAATAATTCTGCCGCCTGAAATTATTGAAAACGTCGTTCCAATAAAACAACTAGCAAAACCAACGCCCGTAATTAATTCCGAACGGGTCAGAGTTGTTTTGCAACACGATACAATCAACAATACTATTTTAGTTGAATCCTATGTTAAACCGGATACCATAACAATATTTGAAACGGTGACGGTTGAAAAAATAGTGACGGAAACAATAAAAACCCCCGCGAAAATTAACCGCTGGAGATGGTTTATTTTTGGGATGGTGACGCTTGCCGGAATTGCCTTTGTTTGGAAAATTCTTACCTTTCAAACTAGAATAAACTAACAAAAAAAACAATGGTCCAAAAGTATAATATAAAAAAACAAGTATTTGGCGACACGTTTAACGGTGTACAATTTACATACCAACTAAACAACGCCCCTATTGACTTAACAGCGGCAACGATAAAAATTCAAGTCCGAAAAGAATCGAAAACGGGCGAAGTAGTCAAGACATTAGAAACGGGGTCAGGGATAACAATAACAGACGCAACAAACGGCGTTTTTTCAATCGACAGCTTTGTAATTGATATACCAGTAGGTATAAACTATTACGATATTCAACTTACAACGGGGGCAACAGTAAAAACCTACGTGGAAGGGATTTTTGAAGTTTTACAAGACGTTACTCAATAATGGAAAATGTATCTATTAACATAACCGAAGAGACTCAAAGCGTTTCAATAAACGTGACGGAAGCACTCGAAGTTATAACCGTAAATGTTTCAGAAATAGGCGTGCAAGGCCCCCAAGGACCAGCAGGAACAGCCACAAAAATCGGTTTTATTGATTACAACGATTCAACGGGAAATGTTTCTTTGTCTTCTGACACTTGGACGGATATACCAAACAACGGCCAAGGAGCGTTTACGAATAAGACGTATAAACCCGAAGGCGTCAACGATGTAATTGACGAAGAAACGGGCTATTTAGATTTTAATGATTTAACTTTAGGAAGTCAAATTTTTATACGTAACGACTTCACAGTGACACCCAATACAAATAACAGTTTGTTGGAGCTTCGCTATGTCCTAGGCGGTGGGGATGGTGAATACGCTTTGAAGTTTTGGAGCGAAAGATTAGATAGCGGAAGTGGGATTGGTTATCAGCGTGTTATTTCGTTTCCGATTTACATGGGAGACAACAACACAAAAAACAACCCAGGAAAACTACAGGTAAAATTATCTTCTGATGGTGCAGTATTAAACGCAGGGAGCTATATAAAAATAAACTTGAAATGATCACTATTTATAAAGACGCTTCCGCAAATGCGATATTTATCGAAGATGCAAACGGGGTGCAATTTTTAAACAGCCTACAAACAACAGTCGAGAACGGCTATTGTAATATTCACGACTTAGCGCGAAACATTCAACTTGTCAGTAATGCCGCCTTTGATGTTTTTCAAGACGAAAACGGGCAAAGCTACGGTAACAACTCAACAGAAGTTTGCAACGCCTTAAACGCTGTTTTTCAATCTACGGGAACGCCAACAGCAAACGCCCCAAACATAACAAGTAACTTAACAATAGCGTTAGTACAAGGCGAAACACTTAACTACGAATTAACGGCGCTTTATGGCGTGGCGTATGAATGGGACTTGTCAAACGTTAACGGAGTGGCAAACGTTGAAGGAAACGTTAGAAAACTTGTGGGAGGGTCAAGCCTGACGGCGGGAACGTATAACATACCGGTAAAAGCGATAAACTACAACGGGGAAGACAGCGAAATAATAGTGTTAACAGTATCGGAGCCGCCTTTCGCAAACACTAAAAGCATTTCATTTGAGTTTCAAGATTGGGCCGGCGGTAACGCTTCGTTATTGAGTTCCACACTAGGCCGCGCAAGTAATGGCGCGGGAGCTTCGGACGCTTGGAGTGTGGGGCTATGGTTTAAGGGAAGCACAAGCACCAACAACGGCCAAACGATTTTCTACTACGGAGATAGCGACACGGCCAACGGCGGTTTCATGTATTTAAGGTATCGCGGCGGCAATAATGACACCCTAAGGTTTCGTTATGGCTCAAATAATAACTATTTGCAATGGGATAGCGCCGCAAATACTCTACCGGCTGGGACATGGAAACACGTTGTATTAACCTACGACGGCGGTTCAACGGGTTCCGGTAGTGGATCCGTTAGTAGTTATTACGGTCGATTCAACGTTTTTATTGATGGCGTTAATGTTTCCAACGCTGGAACGTGGACTAACAACAACTACGGTTATTCGGCTGGTATTGATCCCGATAATTTCAGGATTGGACGTTTTTCAAGTGGTAATTATATGCAAAATCTTTGCAAAGTCGATGAACTTTGTATTTGGGATAGCGATCAGACAAATAATATTTCCGACATTTACAACAGCGGAACGCCCTTTGATTTGTCAACGTTAACAACAGCGCCTAAACATTGGTGGAGAATGGGAGACGGTGATACTTACCCTTATTTGGAAGACAGCGGAACCGAAGGAAATTGCGTTTTGGAGATTTACAATATGACAGCCGCAAACATAGTGAACGACGTACCATAACAACTAAACCCTAACTATAATTAAACCGATGTTATGCAGAAACTTGCATTATGTCGGTTTTTTGTGTTATATTTGGCAATATAAACACCATAACAGAAAAACGGTTAGCGTAAGATACTTTGCGTTTTGAAACATAAATTTTAATAATAAATTAAACTTAATTACATGATAACATTTGAAAATTACCTACTACGTAAGCAATGGATTTTACGCATTGTTATGCGCTTTTTGAGCGTGGAAAAACAAGAGCTAATAGTAATGGCTAAATTTAGAGCTGAACTTGCTTTTTTCGGACACGATACTTCTGATATGACAGATGAAGAAATAAAAAAAGCTATGTTTAAAGTCGGTGAAATGATAAGCAAGATTGGGTTTACAACCGAAGAAATAACAGGTGCAATGCGTGCGATGGCAAATTGCGCATAGTACGGTGAATTAAGAACAAAACAAAATGAAAATATTAATAGCTTGTGAAGAAAGCCAAGAAGTTTGCAAAGCTTTCCGAGAATTAGGATTTGAAGCTTATAGTTGCGACATACAAGAATGTAGTGGTGATAAACCTGAATGGCATATAAAAGGCGATGCAGTTGCTGAAGCGTATAGTGGTAAATATAATGCTATGATTGCACATCCACCTTGTACTTATATTAGTAGAGCAGGTGCAAGATGGATGTACCCGACAGCAGGTAATTTAAGTCAAGAAAGGTTTAATAAAGCAATGGAAGCGAAGGACTTGTTTATGATGTTTAAAAATGCTCCAATAAAACATATTGCGATTGAAAACCCTACGCCATTAAAAGTAGTGGGATTACCAAAACAAGACCAAGCGGTGCAACCTTATGAGTACGGACACCCTTATAGCAAAAGAACCCTGCTGTGGCTTAAAAATTTACCACTATTAGAGCCGACTAAAATAGTAAGCGACTATAAGCCGTACTTACCAAGCAATACAGGTGGTAAGAAACGAGGGCAGAAATACCAATTTAAGAACATAAGCCAAAAGGAAAGCAGTAAAACTTTTAGCGGAATTGCAAAAGCTATGGCTGAACAATGGGGAAACTTCATTAAAAGCGAGAACGTAGCAGCTTGTGGCTAACACCAATATAAACACCATAACAGCAAAATGATAATAGAAATGACAGAACAAGAAAGAGATTTAATTAGAGATGCAATGATGTTTGCAGTAAAAGATATAACTGGTAGAGTAATGCGTGAAGCTACTGTACAAAGTATGATAGATGACTTTAAAAAAGCTATTAATTATACACATTGTTGTGAAACGTTACCTTGCAGTTATGCAGATGGCTACAATGATGCAATAGCTAAAATACTATGAAGAAGATTATTAATTCATTTTTACACCTTGTTATGCGTAGTTACGTTATTACGCAAAAATTTAAAGGTGTAGAACATTATTATTTAGGTAGCAATAGCAGATGGACTACCGACAAAAAGAAAGCTAAAAAGTATAGAGGTAAACCAAATCTTGAATGGATGGCTTGTTGGCACGTAGTAAAAAGATATTACGCATAACGGTTTGGCTAAACGGTCGTTTTAATGCCGTTTTAGCCATTGTTAGCAACTTTAAACACGGATTTATATGAAAGACATTGAATTAATACACGGAGATAGCTTACAAGCGTTAAAAGGCTATGGCGATAATCATTTTGACGTGGCTATTGTTGACCCGCCATACGGAATAGGAGAGGACGGTGGAAAAGCGAGAACAAGGGGTAGTAAAAAAACCAATGGGATAAAAAAAGGGTGGGATAACAACAGACCCGAAAAGCCATATTTTGACGAGCTTAGACGGGTGTCTAAAAATCAAATAATTTGGGGCGGTAATTATTTTGCAGATTTATTACCAGCTTCAAGATGTTGGCTTTATTGGCAAAAAAATATGGGTGGCGATTTTGCTGATGGCGAACTTGCTTGGACTTCTTTTGATAAAGTTTTAAAACAGTACACAAAAAGAAGCGAAACATTTAATCGAATACATCCAACTCAAAAACCTGTACAACTTTACAAATGGGTAATTGATAAATATACAAGCGAGGGCGATTTGATTTTAGACACTCACTTGGGTAGTGGAAGCATAGCCATAGCCTGCCACCAGATGAAACGAAAGTTAATAGCCTATGAGATAGATGCTGAATACTACGAAAAGGCTTGTAAGCGATTTAAAGAACAAACTGCACAAAAAGCACTATGGTAGTGTTTATTGTTGCTAACACCAATATAAACACCATAACAACAAAACGATGGAAGAAGAAATAAAATATTTAAAAGTCCGGATCCGGTTCCTGGAAAACGTGGCCGACAAACAAAGCACACAGAAAAACGTTGACGCGTACCAATATGAGGCGCAACTTTGCAGAAACATTTTAAAAAAAATAAATTAAGCCGGTGAGCAAGCTGACCAACCCAGGTTTGAGGTACGCGTGTTGTGAATGGTTCCGGCGGTGATTTGTAATAACCAAACAACATGAACGGGCGTGGGGACTACGATAACGCCAATTTGTTACGCTTTGTTACGCTCTGTTACGGTAGAGCGTAACGCCTGCAACGCTACAGCCTCAAAGGTTGTGGCGTTTTTGTTACGCTTGTTACGCTTGTTACGTTCCAGCATACACCCTTACACACATGCAGGCGTGCGGATGCGCGTGCATACGTAGGCTATATATATATAAAACGTAACAAAGTAAGTATATATATAAGGGAAGCCTAGAGCCACGCGGATTATAGCGTGTTACGCTGACCGTAACAGAGCGTAACAGATTTTTAGAACTTACTAATAGTCAGTGTGTTACGTGTTACGCTACGAAAGTCATAGCGTTACAACACTGAAAACCAAATAGTTATAAATATGCCAAATCTACCAAGGCGAACAAGGCGGCCAGCATGGTCCACGCCGAAGCCAAAGAAAGAAGTAAAAAGCTGGAGCCGAGAGCCGGACAAACGCTACAACACCCAACGGTGGAGAAAGTTTAGCAAGACGTTTCTAACGTTGCACCCTATATGTATTACACCTAATTGCGGACAACTTAGCAAAGTTACGGATCACATCAAGCCCGTTGAGCAAGGCGGCGACTTTTGGGAAGGTCCTTTTCAAGCCATGTGTCACAGTTGCCATAATAGCAAGTCAGCAAGGGAGCGAAACGGTGCGAAGTAGGGTAATGTATCAAATAATATAGATCGTTGAAATTTGCGCTGTTAAAAAGGGGTAGGGGGTCTAATTTACGAATGTCTTTCGTGTGGTCAACGTAGTTGGTGTCGTTTTTTCGCGGTTGGGGCTGTTTGGTTTTTTTTGTGTATTTTGCAGTCAAATAAGAACTACAAGTGAAAACGACCAAACAATACTATAACGAATTTATAAGTTCGTTCCCTGAAGAAAAAACAAGCCACCCAGCTTTTCAGCAAATTATTATGACTTATGCCCGAATGTGCAACGAAGAGGATAAACTTCAAAAGTACATTGATAAAAACGGTTTTACCTATGAATGTGTAAACCGTGACGGCGCGGTGTTACATAAGAAATACCCTCAACATGGATCGTTGGAAAAAATACGCGGGCAAAAAACAGCTTGTTTTAGAACATTGATAAAATACTTGAAAGATGAAGAAGACGAAGGAAATGACGACGGATCATTACTTAGATGATTCAACGGGCGTTCCTTCGTGGGTGGATAGAGTTGTGAAAGCAACAAAGCCAGCAGAAGACCTTTATTTTTTTGATTGGAAGGAGGCCGAATTTCGTTTAAAATTTATTGAGCAACATTGTAGGTACCCTGAAGGAAAAAAAGTAGGTCAAAAAATGAAGCTAGACCAATGGCAAAAGGAAAGCATTTTATTTCCGGCCTTTGGTTGGAAGGAACGCGCTTCGGGATTGCGAAGGTATAGGAACGTTTTTTTAGGTATTCCACGAAAGAACGCGAAAACGACACTAACGGCGGCAATTGCTTTGTCGATCATGTTTCAGGATGGCGAAGAAGCGGCGCAAGTTTACGCGGCGGCCGGTGAAAAGGGTCAAGCGGGTATAATTTATCGAGCTATGAAATACATGATCGAAGCCGATAAATTGCTAGAAGAAAAATGTCGAGTGATGCGCGACAGCGCGGAGTACACGGACAAAAGAAGTTTTGTCAAAGTATTGAGCGCCGACGCAAGAACAAAGCACGGTTTCAACGCTCATGCTGTTTTGTTTGACGAGTTGCACACCCAACCGAATCGCGATTTGTGGGACGTTCTAACAAGTTCAATGCTACAAAGGGAACAGCCGATAACGATGATAATGACAACGGCGGGAACAGATACAAACTCGCTTTGTTACGAGTATTGGGAATATTCAAGGAGCGTCCGCGATGGTTTGATAGTTGATGACCGTTGGTTATCGGTATTGTTTGAGGCTTCGGCTTCGGATGATTGGCACAATCCAGCAGTTTGGAAAAAAGCAAACCCGGCTTTAGGTGGTTTTTTGACAATGAAAAATTTCCGTATTGAGTACGAGAAAGCGCTAAAGATGCCTAGTTATATCAACACGTTCAAAAATTTACATTTGAATATTTGGACGGAAACAGTTGACAGTTGGATCAGTGACAAGGTGTGGACAGATCAAAGTCTCGATTTTGAACACGAAGATGTTAAACACTTGCCATGCTTTGCGGGGTTAGACTTGGCCAGCACCCGCGATTTGTGTTCATTTGCGGCTATATGGGTAGATGAACCAAACGGCCGTTATTATTTAAAGGCTCATCATTTTGTAAACCGAGCGCAAGCGGAAACAAAAAAATTGAGTGCCGGAGTTGATTACTTGAAGTTCAAAGAAGAGGGGAGTTTAACAATTACCAACGGGAACGCAACAGATCACGAAGTTGTATTGAATTATATAAGGGACTTCAGCCGTAAAAACGATTTAATTGAAGTCGCATTTGATAGACATTTAGCCGGGTTTATTGCTCCGAAGTTGTTAGACGATGGGATTACCGTTGTCCCGTTTGGCCAGGGTTATGTAAGCATGAGTTTTCCTTCTAAGGAGTTCGAAAAAATGTGCTTGAATGGTACTTTATTCAACGACGGTAGTAGCTGTCTACGTTGGCAAATGGGGTGCGTAATTATTGAACGTAACCCCGCCGACGATATAAAAGTCACTAAAAACCGTAATAAAAATCATCAAAAAGTCGATGGAATTGTGGCCTCAATTATGGCGCTCGGTCAATTTTTAGACTATAAGAGCAGAACGGAAGACGGGCCGAGTTCGTTTGAGGTTGTAGGTTTGGATTTTTAAAGCTATTTTTGTGCTATGGGATTAATTCAAAACGTCAAAAACATCGTTCGAAGCTGGACAAACACGGCAGTAAGTGTTAATATCGGCGTTGATGTTCCTAAAAATTTGGGTGATTCTATGTTTTCCACGGCTTTAGGGGCGGGTGTGACTCCATCGACGGCGTTAGGAATAACGGCGGTTTATTCTTGCGTTAAGAAAATCGCGGAAACGGTGGCAATGTTGCCGGTTGGTGTGATTGACAAGAAAGGCAGTTTCGGCCTTGTAGATTTTCACGGCGTAACCGAATTACTTGACGTTAGCCCGGACGGTGAAGTGACGGCCAACGAGTTTAAAGAAACTTTGATTGCTTATGCCTTGTTATTTGGCAAGGGGTTGGCTGAAATTGTAAGGAATGGAAGGGGCGAGCCGGTTGAATTAATTTTCAGGCAAACAGATAAAACGCCGCTTGTAATTCACGAAGGGAAAAGTTTTTATAAGGTTTCTAAAGATCATTTTGTTTTACCTCGCGACATGGTTGTTATACCAAGTTTGTTGAGGCTTAGCCCAATTACAACAAACCGCGAAACATTAGGGCTATTAAAGTCGGCCCGCGATTATGCTTCAAAGTTTTTTGAAGGGGGCGGCGTTATGAATGGTTTGTTATCTAGCGAACAGAATTTACAACCGGAGCAGATTAACACGTTATTAGAGACGTGGGAAAAACAACAAGGCAAACAAACGAGGATGATTCCTTTCGGTTTTAAGTATCATCGTTTCGGCGTTGAGCCTGACAAGGCGCAAAACATGGAAGCAAGGTCCGAAGGCGCTCGCGAAGTTTGCCAAATTTTCAACGTTCCGCCGGCGATGATTGGGCTACCTGGGAGCAGTTACGGAGATTTTGAAAATCAAATGAAAGCATTTGTGACTAATTGTATTAGCCCAATAGTGGCAAAAATGGAAAGCGAATACAATTTAAAGTTGTTGAACGGTTTCGAGCGCCGGGAAATGACAGTGAGACACGATTTAGACGAGTTGAGCCGTGGCGACATGGTAAGCCGTTCAGCGTATTATAACGCTATGCTGAACAGTGGGACGATGAATAGAAACGAAGTTCGATCAAAAGAAAAATTAGGCCCCATTGAAGGCGGTGAAATTTACACGCTCCAAGTAAACCAAATCGCTTTGAGTGAATTTGAGGCGTATTCAAAAAAAATAAGCAATGAACAATACGAAAAATAGAGAAGGTTTTTCAACTCGTGCGACCGATCCAATTAACAACGTAAATGACGAACAGCGAACAGTCGATGTTGTTTTTGCTACTGAATATCCGGTAATGAGGTACGACTGGGAGCGCGACACGCGATTTATGGAAGTTCTAGGCTTCGGACCTGGGCAAATGAGTACGGAAAGACTAGATGCGGGAGTTACTCCGGTTTTGGACAACCACGAAAGCTGGTCCGGTTCAAAGGGTGTTTTAGGGAAAGTTGAAAACGCTGAAGTGTCAAACAACCAAGCAACGGCCACACTAAGATTTAGTAAAAGTTCGAGCGTTGACGATGTTTGGAATAAGGTTTCCGAAGGGATTTTAACAGCGGTTTCCGTTGGTTATCGCGTAAATGAATACAAGCAAGAAGGAACCCACGAAAACGGCTTGCCGATTTATCGGGCTGTTGATTGGGAGCCACGAGAGGTTAGCGTCGTTGGTATGCCAGCGGACCCAAATAGCAAAAAAAGGAATGAAAATTCAGAAGAATTTCCTATATTGCGAACAATTGACAAGGCCAACAAGAAAGAACCCGAAAAAAAACAACCGAAACGCGACGTTTCGGAGCAAATAAACAAAATACCGAAAATGAAAAAAGGTAATTTAATTGACATGAAAGCGTCGCGAACGGCGTACAGTGACGAGTTGGCGAATTTGTCAAAGGTCGAAGAAAGAGACGAAACGCAAGAAGCGCGTTTTGCTGAATTGGTTGACGCTATTGACGGGCTAAACAAGTCTATTGAAACGGCTGAAAAGGCTGAAAGATTTTTGAAGGCTAACGTTCAAGCGGGCGCGGCTGAATTGTCACCTGAAGACAAAGAGATTCAGAAAATGGGAAAACGTTTTAGTTTTTCCGGAGCTGTTAAGAACTTGGCAAATGGCAAAGCTATTGACGGGGTGGCGGCTGAATGGACGCAACAAGCCCGCGCAATGGGCCTTGAAGTTGCTGGGGATATTTCGATCCCGCAAGCGTTTTTAAGAGCTGGGGGAGCTGATGACTTCCAAGCGGCAAGCGGTGACGGTAGCGGGTTCATTGGGACTGAAGTTGGCGGTTTTGTTGAAGGGTTAATGCAACCACTATCAATTGAAGCCTACGGAACGAAAGTTTTGAGGGGATTGACGGGCAACGTTAAATATCCTAGAGAATCAGTAAACGCAGACGCGACAGCAGAGGGCGAAGTGGATTCAGGAGCGGCAAGCGGGATGGAAATGGATGATTTCACTCTTTCGCCGAATAGATACTACAACGATACAAAGATTTCTTTGCAGTTGCTACAAACGGGGGACGGCGCAATAGATCAGTTCGTTTCGCAAGCGTTAAGACGTGGACACGAAAGAAGAATTTTAAAAGACATTTTTACGGGGGCAACAAACATCACCGGAATAACTGGAATTACGGGAGTTACCGACATTGCGGCGGCTGACGGTACGGATTACGCGGCTATTGCTTCGGCACTAGAGCAAAGCGTTTTAGAGAACGAAGGACTTGACCCGAATTGCATGTTTGTTTTGTCTCCATCGGCTTACAACTACTTCAAGAACGCGCCAAGGGTTGCTAACGTTGAAGCGTTGATTCACCAAGGATTGTTGCAAGGGTACAAATTTGATAAAACTCCATACTTCGCCGATGCGAGTTCAGGAGTTGGACAGATTTTGTTTGGAAACTTCGAATTGTCAACGCTTGCTTACTTCGGTGCATTGAACATCACTGTTGATCCGTTTAGCGCGAAGAAAACGGGACAAATTGAGATTTCAATGACTCAATTTGCAGACTTCAACTTGGATCAGCCGGGCGGGTTTGCTATCGAAAATGGTGTCGCTACTTCGTAAAAAAGGAAGTTTTGTTTTGAGTGTTATATTTTAATTATGGAAAGGAGCCAGCCAGCGAAATGGTTGGCTTCTTTTTTTTTACAGAAAAAAAAATGGTTGCAACGTATAACAAAAAAAACGTTTTGGACGGTATCACGGGAACGGATATTTTGAGCCTAACAGATGCAAAGAGTTTTTTAAGGGTGGACCACTCTGACGAAGATTCTTTGATCACGTCAATGATCGACGTTGCTGTTTTTAAAGTTCAAGACTACACGGGCCAAGTGTTAAACTCGGTTTCGTCGGTGGAAATTTATTTGAAAGATTGGGCCAACATTCAGTGTCCCGTTAGCCCTTTAAATTCAATTAACAGCATAAAGTATTTCAATCCTGGTAACGTTGAACAAACGTTGGCGGCTTCGAATTATTGGATTGAGGGAGCTAATAGCGTTCAGCCTTGTATTAAGTTCGATGGAATAATGCCTTCGATAAAAGAAGAACGCGGCAACCCTATTGTTATTGATTGCAACGTAGGATATGCAACAGCGCCACCGGCGTTAGTTCATGCTGTTCGGTTGTTATTGGCTCAATATTACGACATTCGCGAGAATTTCGCAGTTGGCACGATTGTTTCAAATGAAATGCCTAACGGAATAAAAAGCCTAATTAGTGAATATAGAAACGTGTATTTTGTATGAGATTAGGAAGGCTAGACAGACGTATTACAATACAAGGCGCAACAACGACAACCAACGACTTAGGCCAAAAAAAAGAAACTTGGACAACTATTGCAGAGGTATGGGCTAAAATTGACCAAAGGCCGGGCAAAGATTCTGAAAAGAGCGAAAGCCGTTTTTTTTCGCGTCCTGTTACGTTTGTTGTTCGTTTCCGTGACGATATTGGTCCGGATGATCGAGTATCGTTTGATGGAAAAATTTACCGTATCGAATCAGTCAATGAAGTTCACTACTCGCGCCGCCGTTGGATGAATTTGCGTTGTGTTATTTTAGGCCGTCAAGATGGTTGAAATGAAATTTAATTCCAAAGATTTGCAACGCTTCACAACTCGCGTCAAATATTGTGCGCGTTTTGGTCAAAAGAACGCAAAAAGAATGGTTTCAATTAATAAGAAAATTGGAAAGGAAGGCTATATAAAAGAAGCAAAAAGCAAGATAAACGACAGCGCGAAGGACGTGCAAGTTTGGGGCAACGGTAAAAAAGGGATGATCGTAAAAAGAGGAACCTTGCGGCGATCGTTGGGAACATGGAAAACAAGGCGAGGCGAAACAAATATTTTTGCAGGGCCTAGAAGTGGCCATGTTCATCAATCCGTAAAAGGTACAAACCGCGACGGGTGGCACGCTCTAATCGCTGAAGGCGGTCACGCTGGTGATTCAAAAAGCCACAACACAGATAACCGTCATGTTTTTCAAAAAGCATTGAAGAATACACAGGGGGCAATGAAGGTAGCGCAATATGCGGCGTACAGAAAAGAGTTCAAAAAATATATGCGATGAATAAAGTAGGTAAAGCATTAAATCACATACTTCAGAACGGGACAACGTTGTTAAGCGCGTCCCCTGACTTCGCTAAGGTTGATTATTCAGATAATTATATAACGTACAGAATAAGCGGAAACAGCCCCAGCGACACGAAAAACGGGCCTAGCGATTTGGATGAAATTGACGTTGATATTACAATTTTTTCCAAAGATTCGGAAACGCTATTGGAGCTTGCCGAAAAGGTCCGAAATGATTTGGATCGCGCTGGATATGGGCAATATAATGGCGTAGGGCTTGGCGGCGTACAATTCCAAGGCGAAGACAGCGACTACAACGATATAACAGAACGTTACGAGCATGAGCAACGTTATGTTTTCAGAGTTAGCACCAATATAACCCACAGCCCCCCGGGTGGCTCTTGCGATCCTGTGACGGTTTCAAATAGCGACGACAGTTTCAACGCCTCAATTGCTTCGGGTTCTAGCGTGGTTTTGTCAGATAATACGGTTACGGACGTGGACGGAACAACGCGAACGGCTCCGGCTCAAACGGACGTTGTTTGCTCGTGGACTACTTTTAAGCTGTTTAATTCAGCAGGAACCACTATTTATCAATTTTCGGCTTATCCTTCAGCACCTTCAGTTATTTCAGATATCACGAAAACCGAAGTAAACGGCTCAACATCCAGCGTTCCGGTAGGTGTTGACGTTGTTTGCACGTGGACTTCGTTAACGGTTGTAAATTCACTTGATACTGTTTTGGCTTCGGTTGGTTCGTTTCCTTCAGGCGGTGAAATAGAAATTTCAGACGTAACACATACCGACAGCGATGGCACAAGCGTTGTTAAAGCGGCAGGGGTTGCTATGGTTTGCACCCCATCGGCTTCGGTTCCGGCTTCGCCTTGTTTGATACCCCACAGAAGACCAACGTACACGGATAGCGCCGGAGACTACGCGACGTTATTCAATGCGGGGTATTTTTCTGTTTATCAGCCCACGGGTTCGATAACGCCTTCGAGGTTGGGCGCTAATGATTTTCTTTTAGATAGCTCCACGCCGAACGTGTTTGGAACTACTGCACGATACACAAGCACTGACGGCACGGCCAGCGATACGGGAACGGCTCGTTTTTCTAGCGGATACGGTTCGGGGGTTTCGGGGTTGGTCATAGATCATCACACCTGGTTAATGTGGAAAAACACGCCGGAAAGTGGCGCGAACAATTGGAACAGCGCACAAACGAAAATTGATGCACTTAATACGGCAAGCCTTGGCGGTTACTCTTCGGGATGGATTAGGCCCACTCGCGATATGTATATAATTTCGGCCATGCCTGAAAGTAATGAGGAAATCCACACTTCACCGAATTTAATTGTTGACAGCGGATCGCGTAGATATTTAACTTGCGAAGCGGTAGAGGTTTCCGGCTCTCAATTTGGGTTTTTTGCATTTTTTACGGGAACAGAAGCCTATCAAAGCAAAACAACAACGGCGGGAAGTCAGACTTACACGGTAGCCTGTAGAATAATGACCTTAGCAGAATTAGAAGCATTAGTATAATTTTACTATCTTAGCAACATGAAAGTCAAAATATTAAAAGCGATTAAGGGGAAGAAATTTAAAGTTGGAACAGTGGTGACAGTTTCCCGTAATTATGCAAAAAAGTTGATTGATTCAGGACACGCCCAACAGTTAGGCGTTAATATATTGAAAACCAAGGCAAAAGCCGAACAAAAGAAATAAAAAAATGGCACAGACAACAGGAGTCATGAACGGCACAGATTTAGCCGTTTATACATCGACAACAGACGACAGCGAAGTTCTATTAGGACACGCAACAGAATGTAGTATTTCGTTCAATGAAGATGCGCGAGATATTACCACAAAGGATTCGAGCGGTTACCGTGAACTGTTGGAAGGGTTACGATCATTCACAATGAGTTCAAGCCATTTACACGCCGAAGACGACGCCAACAACATCGACGATTTGATGACAGCTTGGACAAACAGAACGCCGGTATTTTGTTTGTTTAGTACAGAGCAGTCAGGCGACAAGCGTTGGAACTGTGAATGTCGTATTTCATCGCTTGAAGTTAGCGCCTCAACAGAAGACAACGTGACTTATTCAGTGAGCTTAGAAGGTACGGGCGCTCCGGTTTACGAATTGATTTCATAAAATAAACAACTAAAAACATAGACCAATGGAAAAGACAATCGAGTTAGCCGGAAGGAAATTTTCCTTCAAATTATCGCTGGGCGCAATGAAGAAATTTGATAACAAGTTTAAAGCGGAAAACGTTTCGATTTTAACGCTTGGGGATTTGTCAAATTTAAGAATTGACCACATGATTCATTTAATGTTTTACGGTATTGAGGCGGGCTACAAATTCGCTGGCGAAAAATGCCCTATTAAAATTGAATGGATTGAAAATAATGTCGGAATGGAAGAGCTGTCCGAGTTTTCGAAAGCGTTTAATATGGGCGAAGACACTAAGAGCAACGAAGAAAGCAACGAAAAAAAAAGTTAACCGAAGGTGTTGAGAATCTTGTACGTTGGTCGTATGTAGAAAAAACGGGGCTGGGTCTTATGGGATTCAGCCCCGTTGCACTATATAGCATGAGCCTTCAAGAATTTAAAAACGCCGCCGAAGGTTACCGCGATAAAATAGAACAAGCCGAGCGCCAAAATTGGCAACGGCAACGGTGGTCAACTTGCGTTTTGTTGGGGCCTCATTTAAAGAAAGGAACCAATTTAACGCCTGAAAAATTACTACCTTTCGAATGGGAAAAGGGAAAGGCTTCAGGAAGTAAGCCAACGAAAAAAGAAGCGCGGGAAAGTTTAGAGCGTATCAAAAAAAGAGATCGGAAAAAATGGCAAAGTTAGGCGATTTAGTAGCAGTAATAGGGGCCAACACTTCAGGGTTCAACAAGGCGCTTGGAGAAATTCAAAGCAACACGCGGAAAATGTCCGGCAACATTTCGAACCTGGGCAAAAAAATGTCTATGTCCTTAACCGCTCCAATTGCTTTAATTGGTGGAAGTGCTGTAAAAGCTCTAATGTCATTCGAGCAAGAAATGGCCAAGGTGAAAGCCGTTTCCGGAGCTACTGATAAGGAGTTCGCGGCGCTACAAGCAAACGCAAAAAAGCTCGGAGCCTCAACGCGATTCAGCGCGACAGAAGTGGCCGGCCTTCAAAAACAGTTTGCAAAACTTGGTTTCACATCGTCGGAAATTACAGAAGTGACGGGGGCAACATTGGCGCTCGCACAAGCTACCGACAGCGATCTAGGAAGGGCGGCAGAAGTTGCGGGGGCTACCTTGCGAGCGTTTGGAATTGACGCAAGTAAAACGGGCGCGGTTGCCGATGTCATGGCGGCTTCGTTTAGTTCGTCAGCAATGGACATGGATAGTTTTTCTGATTCCATGAAATTTGTTGCCCCGGTTGCTAAGTCGGCGGGCGTAGGTATTCAAGAAACTTCAGCCATGTTGAGCGTGTTAGCAAACGCGGGAATCAAAGGCAGTCAAGCGGGGACATCGTTAAGGCGTATAATATCAGAGCTAGGAGCCACGGGCGGCAATGTTTCAAAAGCTATTGAAAACCTATCTAAAAAAGGGCTAAACCTTGCGGATGCCAAGGACGAAGTTGGCCGTTCGGCTCAGTCGGCTTTACTTGTATTGTCGAAGCAGATGGGAACCGTTCGCGAGTTAACGAAGGATTATGAAAACTCCGGCGGATCAGCGAAAAAAATGGCCGAAATAATGGACAAAACTTTGTCCGGTTCCGTTGCCCGTGTCAGATCAGCAGTAGAAGCCGCACAAATTAGTTTAGGCGAAGCGTTGGCCCCCGCGTTTGCTAAGGTTGCACAATTCGCAACGATTGTTGCGGCTAAATTTTCGGAATTATCGCCGAAAACTTTGAAAATTATTGCAGTCGTTGGCGGTGTTGTTGCGGCTATTGGCCCGCTTTTGGCGGGATTAGGGGCGTTTATTTCTATTGCCCCAACTATCGGCGCGGCAATTACTTTCATAACGGGGCCTTTTGGTTTGTTGGTTGTTGCTGTTGTTGCGGCGGCGGCGGCTATTATTTCCAATTGGGATTCAATTCAAGCTTATTTCACAACGGGCGCGGGGAGTGAGTTTCTTACTTCGTTACAGATTTCGTTTGAATCTATTATGGGAAATATCGGCGAAATATGGTCTGCGGGTATTGCGTTTCTTCGTTCGGCATGGGCTTTGTTTGGGGACAATTTTTTAAGAGATATTACAACGCCGCTTGAATTGGTGATGGACTTATTTGATTTTGCATTTAGTCAGATTGCTAACGTCATTTCATTTTGGAAAAAAGTTTTTGCCGGAGACATGGCCGGAGCGTTTGAAGAATTGGAAAACATTGCCGCAAACGCTGTTAATTTTTTAATTGACGTTTTGCTAGGGGTTGCCAAAATTGCTTTGAATGTAGCCGACAAAATTTCAAAAGCCTTCGGCGGGGACGGGTTTTATGATGAAGCGGTCAAGGGGCTGGAAGAGTTTGCCGACGGTTTAAGAATGACCGAAAAGCAAGCGGATAAAACTTCGGAAGCCGTTAAAAGTTTGGCAAGTGGAGGCAGTGGCTTAGGCGGTTTGAAATTACCAACGAGTTCGGGCGGCGGTTCGGGTGGTGCTAATGGCAACAAAAGCACAAGCGCCAGCGATTCGGTTGGAATGTTTTGGGATCCGAACACGGCAAACACGGCGGCAACTCAAATGCAAATGCTTGACGATTCTTTGAGCGAGTTAATAGAATCGGACAGTTTAGAAGCTGACGATTTTATCGATCCTGAATTGGAAGAGGATTTGAAAAAGCACGGCGAAGAAATGGAAGCCTTGAAAGCCAAAGCCAACGCGGTCGGCGGCGCTGTTGCAGGGGCTTTTCAAAACATGGGTAACAAATTAGTAAGCTCTCTAGGTTTAGCGGATGAAGGTTTTCAGGGGTTTGTTAAGGGTATGGCTTCGACTGTAACGGAATTAATTTCGATGTTATTAGCGCAGTCGATCGCTTCGGCTATTGCTTCGGCTGGGGGGTCAGCCTTGGCAACGGGGCCGGCGGCGGTGTTCACTCAGCCGACTTTTATAGCAACGGCGGTCGGTGGTGTATTAAGCGCGTTTGCGGCTATTCCGAAATTTGCTGAAGGTGGTATCGTTTCGGGGCCTACTTTGGGGCTGATGGG